TCGTATTGCTGTCTCTCTTTTACTTTCATCCTCTGAATCTTTTGGAATTAATTTAACGACGCATGGCTTAGTAAGAAAATATCCGATGACTTTTTCATCAGGTGATACCATTTCCTTAAGATCCGCAATTACATCCTCACCAGATTTCAATAGTAAAATTTTAATTGTCATTTGTTTTGTGCTCTCATAGTATTATAACATAAAAAAGGGGATCGTCAAGATCCCCAAGTTCCATCTCGAACTCAGTTGTATTTAGAGGTAATCTTTACGAGCATGATGCTCTGGAACTATCTTTCCTAGATCTACAGTAAGAAGACCATCTTCAAATGTAACTTTTGTAATTTCTACATCTTCAGAAAGTTGCCATTCTCTTTGGAATGATCTTTGAGCCATACCACGATGTACATACTCAGAGTCTTTCTTTTCTTCTTTCTTTCCTTCTACAATTAGTTTACCGTGCTCTGTGTAAACTTTAACTTCTTTCTTTTTAAATCCTGCAAGTGCAATCTCTAAAATCGATTCGTGATTAGAGGTGTTTTGTATATTATATGGAGGATAAGTTTGTGCTGTTGTTTGCCAAAACTGATCAATATACTGGTCTAGTCCAATGCTGTTTTTTGTGATCTTATCGAATAGTTCTCCGAGATCACCGGCTCTGTACCTGTGAACGTTAGTCATAGTTCTCCTTAAATAAGCGAGTGTGTGTAGTGTCCCTTACGGCGACAATATTAATTATACAAGATCACAAAAAAAGAGGGGTGTATAAACCCCTCAGATTATGTTCGGTTATAACAGTATTAAAGGTTGAACGCTTTACTTAGTTCGGTTCCCATCACCTCACTTATGATCTTAGTAAGTTGAAGGCAACGAAACTCCATATTAACAGAACGAGAACCTTCACATGCATTTTTGAATGTTAGATCATCAAACTGTTTGTCTGTGTCTGCATCACTCCAATTAGGATAGAATAGATTCTTCTTATCAAAGTAAGCTTTGTCATGCAGTTCAACTGCTTTTTGTACTTGTTCATAGGTTGTAAGACCATTGTACATCATGTAGAACAAGTTCTGTAAGAGTGCTTTTCTTTTAAGAAGTTTCTTATCTTCTTTAGTGATTTTTTCATCTATCATTTGATCTACAAAAGATGCAAGATCAATGAAAGTATCTTTGATTCTGATTTGTTCAGCAGCACTTGGAAAATCACTTTCATAAAGTTTAGTCTTTGATGATTGTGTAATAGGTGAGTATGTAGTGTTAATTACTTCATTCTCATCGTTAAAATCATCTGTTTTTACGTTCAAAATAAAATCAAGACAATCAACGACCCAATCATCTCCACAGTAACGTTTCTTGAAGTTCTTAAACATGTGTCCAAGTAACTCTGGTATTTCTGAACGAAGTGCTCTAACGTAATCAGCCCAAGGTGAATTCATCGCATTACGTTTTTCTTGAGCATTAGGAAATACTCCAGAGTTTGTGTTTAGAAAAACGGAAGATAATCCATCATAACCTATTTGACTATATTCACTTATAATAATACTTCTACCAAGCATTGTTGTTTGAACTGCTGATGGTAAGTCTGAGAACTTGTTTTTGTTACGTCTTACTGTAAAGACTGAGGTAGAAGTGTCTTGAGGGTGTCTTATGTATTCATACCTTCCCTCTGGAATACTATAGTTACCGTTAACCAAGTTAATCAAAAACTGTAGACGGTTGTTTCCATCTAGAACAATATACTTTAGACCTTCATCTAAAATTGGTTCAAATATGTTTGATATTGCTCTATCATCAGGAGCAACTTGTTTTACTCTATGTAATGCACTGTCAACATCTACGATGACAATAACACCTTCAATTCTATCCATCAATAAAGACCTTAAAAAAGCCTTATGATTATCTTTTGTCCAAGATTCTGGACGTTGAAAGTTTTCTGGTGCAGTATTAAGAGCGTATTTAGTAACGACCTGACCTAAATCTAATACTTTGGGATCTCTTTTTACAACAATCGGTTGACCCCCTATTTCTGAACCGACTGGGAAATTGCCATCCAAAAATGGAATTGGACTTTGAGGTAACTTAAATGAGTTAGACATAGGAATTCTCCTTTGAAATGCACAATCTGTGTGCTAATCAGTCTATAGCTAATACTCTACAGCAACATCGTCTCAGTATGTTAGAGAAAATGTGAAAAATCAGACCGCGAACAAATCTGATATCTTTAGTATATATCAGTGGAAGAAAAAATCAAACTATTATGTTGATATCAACGTTTTTAGTTTTTTGTAAGTTTCTTGCCATCCATTTACACTATAATTCGTTCCTCCCAAATTGTCAATAGCTTGTGCTAAAGGATAATCATTTTGTCCTTCTTTCATCATATCACCAAAGAAAACTAACTCGTCCTCTGGATTAAAATCTCTAAGTATCTGACTCTTATCATTATCAGATATATCAAGGCCAGTTTGACCACCTATCTGAACATTAAGATCTGGAAATTGATTCTTTAATCTATCTGCAATCAATATTCTCTCTCCTGTATTTCTGTCCCACTTAACATACTCTTCTCTATCTGGTAAGTTCACACCTTCTCCACGACCTAAGATACTAAAATTAATACCACCCGGTCTTGTTTCAATATGATTACCACAACGAACAGGGAATTGACTAAAATCCAATTCATCTTGTAAAAACTTTTCTACTTCCTCTGATATCTTCCAATTAGATTTGTAGACGTTAGCATCTTTCTCATATACATCTGCACCAGAACAGTTGTATACTCTTATTGATCTATTGTAAACATCAAGACCTACCTGTTCAACAGTCTTTGCTCTGTCACTACCAGTAACAAGATACACATCATAGGTGCAACAAAATTTGATCATAAAGCACATGAACTCAAAGTTCATTTGTTGGCGACTTGGAGTTAACGTACCATCAACATCGAATATAAATTTTTTCAATTATTCTGATTCTGGTGTTTCGGTTGTTTTAGTTTTTTTACCAATATTATATTTCTGTTCTAATATCCAATCTCCTTTATCTTTGTAAGATAAAACTTTGATCTGATTCAATGGTGCAATATCAACACATGAATCTTCTTTGACTATCGAGATAAGTCCCCAATCAGCCAGTAAACGAGTAATGCGATTACGTCGTTGTACATCGTTAATTGTGAGATTAGCATGTTTACCATCTAATGCAAACAGTTCTTTAAAGTGAACTATAAAATACTTTCCTTGCTTATGTAGAATATGGCAAGATTGATAGAGTTTTTTCTCTTTCCTAGACGCAACTCCAATACGAGTAAGTGTCTCACGAACTTTCAAAAAATCATCTGGTTCATTTAATACAACCTCTAGCATCTGATCTTGAGTCCAATGCACGGTTGGTTCAGCAGTCGCAGTCATTTCATTCCTCCAGTGTCAAGTCGTTGTTTAATAAAATTAATTTGGTCAGGGGTTAATATTCTTAAAGCTTGTGATGCCTTTTCATTGCTATAACCATAGTATTGTTTGACGATTTCAAGATCCGTGACTTTATCCTTACGGAGCCAGGGAGAAAATCTCTTTTTTTTCCTAAGTGTATTTAGATAAAATGAATATTGGAGGTCTTTATCTAAGTTAGGGTATTTATTCATTTCATTTGCGAACATGATTGAGTCAAGATGTCCAGACAAACAACGATTAATAATGTATGGAGGATAATCTTTAATCACATTTGAATCTTCCTCTACTAAATTATCTTTAGTAAAGTTGATAGAGTTTAACCAGTCTTTAAGTTCTGCCATGATACAATTCTATTTTTTTATCAATGTATGCTTTTGCTTTCATGAGATCGTCAAGTTCATCTTCTTGATTTTTGTGACCTGCACGACACACATACTTAACTACGTTTCCTAAAATGAAATCTAAGTTTTGATCTGCTATGAAATCCCAAACTTGAATCTTTCCACGTTGATAATGTTTTGGAGAAAATTTATTCATCTTATAATCTGAATCTCCTCTTCATCTGTCCAGAGTTCGACCCTATCTCTGAATCTGTTTTCTTGTTTCAACTTTTCATATCTTTTACCAGCCTTTTTTTTCCACCATGCGATAATATTATCAAATTCAAATTTATCCCAGTTTTGTCCTTTCACTAATTTACTTTGTTCACCATTTATAACTTCACGAACATTACCATACCCAAAATCTGAAATGTAGAATCTTTTCTTTTCTGTTAAACTAAATGCTTTCTCAATTACATCATTAAATTGTTTGAGTTTTTTCTTATCCTCTAAACTATTACGAATAATTGAAATCATTTTTGTTT